CCTCTGGTGGATCCGGTGGTTTGTCTTCTTGTGATTCGATTAATGGTAATACTCCTTGGGTTGTGGGCAACGGTACGCCTGCGTGCAAATGTTCCACGCGAAAATCCGCCGTCTCAAAATCGTATACTGCAGCTAAAGCAACAGTATACTGCTGCCCCGCGTCTGTTGCCACTTTGATTTCAGTGATCCCCGACTGTAATGCTAGTACGTGTCCTCCACTAGGAGCATTCCAATTAGGTTCAAGCTGGGCAGATGGGATATCCCGTGACCAATACACAGTTGTTTTAGTTCGTAAACAAAATTCAGTACTTGTCCCAAAAGTGTAATCACGTGCTACTATACTCTCCAGTGTATATGATTTAGGTTCTTCCAAATCCTTGGGTGTTACTGGTGGCATGGCCACACTAACGTCATTTGCCGCATATATAGTATGACGGCCATTCCTAGTCGGGTGCTGATAATTGACATTATATCCTTGAAACCTAGATAATACGCCTAAAGCCCATAAGTCGTTATAATTTAACGCTTGCATGACCCTACGTACATTTCTCTTCTTTACCCCTGGACTAATGTTATATATAGAGCCATAAGGGGTACCAGCTATTAACGAGCCTGCTAAACCTGCTATGAGCGTGATACACGAAGGTGCGACAATCGTATTCATCAGTATGTAATTATCCCTTATATCATAGCCATAATCAGTAATATTTTGAAAGTTAAGAGTACCGAATGGCACTCTTTTATTGTAGCAACTTCTTAGTGGTTCAGTCCATACAGTAGCTACACATGAGTGTGCTCCTGTCGGTACGGCTCTACCAATCACAGCTGAAAACATAGCATCAGCCCTGTAGTGTTCATCCACCGTAAGGTTAGTCACTCTGGATAGACCGACCAGCAAATCCATTAAATTCTTCTTATTGAATATGGTGAAGTATTCACCCCAATACCAGCAAGTGTTAGCAAATACTGATTCAATAATCAGCGAATCTGATTCAGTATCTAAGCTTCTTACTGCTTGAATAGCTTCTGCAGTTGTGCACACTCCCTCTTCCTGAAGCAAAATGTGTATAGCCGCCCTCTTAAGCCCTAATTTCGGTAGGTATAGAGTGCGAGGTACCTGAGTCCACCAATGTGCTTCTACTGTTTCTGTCGCAGGTTGGGCCAACCAGTACTTACAAGCTCTCAAAGCTGCTAACATGTCTTCATGCCACCTATGATTGTTCACCAATTTGATTATGATAGCCCGTACTTCTTCTGCACTGTAAGTGGCTGACATAGGCACTATCTGGGTGGGGGTGGTGATGCCTATCTTCCCTTCGATACCTAAATCGATAACTTGATCACACAAGAATGGTGTGTGTCTTACATCATCTTGAATGATATTATCAAGTATAGCGAGATCTTTGGAGGTTAAACCAGAGCAATTCAGAAAACCAAAGTAGTTTTTAAAATTGTCAACAGTCGCATCATCCGAAAACCAATTATCTTTAGTATTTTGTAGGACGTAAACATCATTTAAGTCTGTTGTGTGCTGTCCCACAGGTACTATAAATCTATTCTTAATGAAGCCAAAAGTATCGCCAAAGTGATTTCCACTTCGGCTGTGTCCATCATTGTAGTCATACATCTTCCATACCTTAACCGTCTTGACCAGCCTTGCATCAACATATTCTGGGTTTGGTAAGTGTACGCCACCTACTAAGATATTTTGCGGAGGTAGTGTTGCACTCCAAACTATGATATCCGCAAGGAGGGCCTGTGTGGATTGGTCAGTTGATATTATCTGTGCTCCATCCTCATGATTGCGTACGACTAAAGCAAGTTTTTCCAGTTGGGCTAGCTCATCGCCTGCTCTAACTATAGACATTACTTGGGAGGCTGTGAACTTTATAGTATGATCAAAAACTTGTGTTTTACTTATCATTTTAAGTAGTTGATACCTTAAATATAATTTAACGATTAAGGCAGTGGAGTTGTCATAAAAATCATTAGCAAAGACGGCATTATAGAATCTACCATAACGCGCCTCCTTGACATCAGAACTTATACCTAACTCTCTGAGTCTTTTAATTATCACTGTCTCATTTGGTAAGCCCTCAGTAGTCACGTATTTTTTGTTCAATCCATAGATTGAGTGTTGACGCGTAGCCGCCACTATAGTTTGGGCCATTCCGTATATCGTCGCCTTTGCCGCACAAAATACTTTCCCTCTATTCTTGTATTTTTCGCCTATTATATCCATAATACCTGGGGCATCCAGTGTATGCTTTTTAAGGTTGGCATCTACAACAAGAGTAGTGTCTCTGTCTCGTTGGATGTCTTGATCGGCTAAGAGTGCGGGTTCCACTTTAGCTAATCCGAGCGCTAGTTTGGTTTTGAACATGATTTGTCCTGTCCCATAACTGATAAAGTTAGTGTTAACTTGGATTAGATCTTTGATGTAGTCCATATTGTAAGAGTGTTTTTTCGCTTTGGGGATTGATATC